AAAAAGCCAAGGCCGAAACCGCCAATGTTGAGCTGGACAAGATGGCCGGTGCCCTGTGCGAACGCTCCGAAGTGGACTACGCCCTGAACGACTTTGGCAACACCCTGCGCGCCCTGTTGGAGGCCATGCCCGACCGCCTGGCCAGCCAGCTCAGCACCCTGCACGGTGACGTAGCCGCCATGCACAAAGCCATCGAAGAGGCCATGCACGACGCCCTGGCCAGCATGGCCGAAAACATGAAACGCAAAACCGAGAGGCTCAACCCGTGAAAAACGCCATGCAATTCGCTACACCTTTGATAGCTGCTTGCGCACGTCTGGCGTGCGGAAAGTGCAAAAAACATATTCATTAGAAGCTTAGGTCGAGCTCACTGAATCACAGATATGTTCAACTTACCCGCAGCCCGGCGCAGCACCATAGCCATACCGCACGACCGCCGCCATATGGCGGGCGTACTGGCCCGCGCCATCGCCCCGCGCCCGGTCACCACGGTGAGCGGCTGGGCTGACGCACACCGCGTGCTCACCAGCAAAGGCAGCGGCGAGCCGGGTTTATGGCGCACCGAGCGCACCCCTTACCTGCGCGAAGTCATGGACGCCCTCAGCGCCACCAGCCCGGTGCAACGCGTGGTCATGATGTTTGGGGCGCAGATAGGCAAAACAGAAGCAAGCCTTAATTGGATTGGCTACGTCATGCACCACGCCCCCGCGCCCATGCTGGTCGTGGTGCCCACGCTGGAGGTGCGCAAACGCTGGGTCAAACAGCGCCTGGACCCCTTGCTCAACGAAACCCCCGCCATCCGCGCCCTGTTCGATGGACGCCGCCAGCGCGACAGCGCCAACTCAGAAGACATGAAAGACTTCCCCGGTGGCCTGCTCGTCTTGGGCGGTGCCAACAGCCCCGCCAGCTTGTCCAGCATGCCCATCCGCTACGTGGTGTGCGACGAAGTAGACCGCTTCCCGTGGGAGGTAGGTCAAGAGGGCGACCCCCTTGGCCTGATCGACGAACGCACAAAAACATTCCCCCGGCGCAAAGTGCTGCTCGTCAGCACCCCCACCACCAAAGGCAGCAGCCGCATAGAGGCCGAATACCTCAAAACCGACATGCGCCAGTACCACGTGCCATGCCCCCACTGTGACGAATACCAAACCCTGCGCTGGCGGCATGACAACGGCTCCTACGGGCTCACCCACCTACCCGCCACAGGGCGCGTCGTCTACACCTGTCAAGTCTGCGGCTGCCACATCGAAGAGCACCACAAAACCGCCATGCTTGCCCGTGGCAAGTGGATCGCCCGCCAGCCCGAGCGAGCCCACCGCGGCTACCAGCTAAACGGCCTGTACAGCCCCATCGGCCTGGGCTTCACCTGGGCCGAGCTCTGGCAAAAATGGACAGACGCCCATGGCGACACCGCCAATCTCAAACGCTTTGTCAACACCACCCTGGCCGAAACATGGGAAGAGGCCGGCGACAGCATCGACGCCATCAACCTGTTGTCAAAACTGGAAGACTACGCCAAAACCTACCCCCAAGGCATCCCCGCCTTGGCCCGCACCGCCTGGTGCGACGTGCAAAAAGACCGCTTAGAGGTCAGCATCATCGACTGGGGTGTGGGGGAAGAATGCTGGCTGTTTGATCACCTCATCATCCCCGGAGACACCGCAAAAACCGACGTATGGGACGCACTTACCGACGAAATCCAAGGCCTCAAAATTGACGCCTTGGGTGTAGACAGCGGCTACAACACCACCCAAGCCTATGCCTACGTCGCAGGCAAACGCTACGCCTACGCCACCAAGGGCCTGCCCGGCATGAACCGCCCCATAGCCGACGACGAAAAAACCCGCCGTGCCCGCCTGCGCAAACGCCGCAAAAAACACACCGTCGTCGAGCCCGTGGGCGTGGACAACGCCAAAGCCCTCATCTACGCCCGCCTCAAGCAAACCCAAAGCGGCCCCGGCACCATCCACTTCCCGCAAACCCCGGCCTTTGACGATGAGTACTTCGCCCAGTTGGCCGCTGAAAAGCTGGTCACCAAAATCAAAGGCACCCGCCCGGTGCAAGAGTGGGTGCAACTGCGCCCGCGCAATGAGACGCTGGATTGCCTTGTCGGCAACTTGGCAATTCTGCGCATCGCCATCAATCTGGAGCAGCTCGCCGCCGCCCGTGGCCAAGGCAACGCCTCACGCCTGAGCGAGTCCGCGCCCGAGCCCACAGCAGAGCGCCCACTCAGCCCGGCACCCCAGAGCGCGCCGCCTGAGCCTGTGGCATCAAACCCGCAAGAAGCCAGCCCGCCCGCTGCGCGCAAAAGCCGCCTAACCTGAAAGCCATTCCATGCAAATAAACATCAATATCAGCGGCTTGGAGTCCGTGAAAAAAGCCTTTGCCGAGCTGCCAAAAAAAGCCCAATATGCCTGCGTCAAAGCCATGAACACCAGCATGGAGTGGGCCGCCACCGACGTCAGAAAACAAATGCGCAGCGTCTTTGACAAGCCCACCCCCTGGGTGCTTAACTCCTTGCGCATTAAATACGCCAAACCCGCCACCATGGCCGCAGATCTGGCTTTTAAAGACATTGATAGCGTCACCAACGCCCGCACCATGGTATTCCCGCATGTTGAGGGGGGGCAGCGCCACTTCAAATACTTCGAGGCTCGCCTGATGCGCATTGGCCTCATGCCAGCGGGTTACAACGCGGTCCCCGGCGGCGCTGCAAAACTTGACGGTTACGGCAACATGAACCGGGGCCAGCTCAGCCAAGTGCTCAACGTGCTGGGGGCCTACACCGAATCCGGCTTCAACAAAGCCAACCTCAACACCGTCAAGCGGCTCGCCAAAGGCAACGCCAAAAAAAATACTTATGGCTTTGTCTACTGGGTCAACCCCGTAGGCCCCAAACAAGCCAAACACCTGCAGCCAGGCGTGTACCAGCGTGTAGCCACCGCATTTGGCAGCAGCCTTAAACCCATTGTCATCTTTGTCAAACAAGCCAAATACAAAACCCGCCTTGACTTTTACGGCATCGTCAACAAAACAATAAACCAGCGGTTTGAAGCCGAATTTGCCAAAGCCTTTGCCGCAGAAAAGGCCAAAACCGCAGCCCGCATGTAAGCCCGGCCCATGGCAGACACCAAACCCGCCCCCACAGACAGCGAAGAGCGCGAGCCCGACATCGTGCTCGTCGTCTTGCAGCGCATGCGCCACTACCTGCCCAGCGCCATCACTGCCGAGCTACTCACCCAGATCGAGGGTGAAATCAAAACCCAATATGGCGGCCAACGCGTGCGTATCCCCAAGCGCCGCAAACACCTCAGCCCCCAAGACAAAGCCACCGTTTACGCCCAAGGCCTGACCAAAGCCACCGACCAGCAAATCCAGACCGACACAGGCGTAAGCCGCGCCACCATTTATCGCATCATGAAATCTGGCCCCAGCCGGTTGACCTAACCCGGCGCACGTAGTTGTCTCAATTTGCCCTATTTTTTTAATTCAGCGCGGCCTACATTGCGGCATCCCAACGCAAAAGCACCATGGTCGCCCCAATCACACTCACACAAGCCGAAACCCAGCTCACCGCCTGGTTGGCCGCTGACGCCGCCGTGGCCATCGGCCAATCGTATGAAATAGCGGGCCGCCGCCTGGTGCGCTCCAACGCCGCCGAGATCACCGCAAAAATCGACTACTGGGCCACCAAAGTCACCGCACTCACAGACAGCGCGGCAGGGCGCACCCGCTCCCGCAGCATGAGCGTCAGCTTCTAAGACCGCCCATGAAAAACCCCGTACTCCCAGCCAACCTCCTGGACCGCCTCATAGGCTACTTTAACCCCGGTATGGCCGGACGCCGCGTCGTGCAGCGCGCCCAATTCAACGCAATCACAGGCACCGGCAGCTACAACGGAGCCCGCCGCGACAAAGCCACCCTAAGCCACTGGAACCCCGACGCAGGCAGCGCCAACACCGACACCGTTTATGCCCTGGCCACCCTGCGCGCCCGCTCCAGAGACCAAATCCGCAACGCCCCGGTAGCGCTGGGGGCCATCAACACCGCCTGCAGCAACATCGTCGGCACCGGCCTGAGCCTCTCACCCGCCATCGACAGCGCTGCCTTGGGGCTAAGTCAAGAACAGGCTGACGCATGGCAAGCCGACACCAAACGCCGCTTCAACGCGTGGGCCGCGTCATCCGATGTAGACCTTGCCCGCCAAGTCAATTTTTATGGCCTGCAAGACCTTGCCCTGCGCACCACGCTTGAGTCGGGAGACGCCTTTATCGTCACCCCCCGCGTAGCCCGTGACCAGCAGGGCGCACGCCTGGCGCTGCAACTCATCGAAGCCGACCGCGTGTGCAACCCAAACCGCCAGTCCAACACCGAAACCCTGATCGAAGGCATAGAGACCGACCCCGCCACCGGCGAAGCCCTCGCTTGCCACGTCGCCAAAAAACACCCCGGCGACATCCGAACCCAAGCCAACACCTGGCAGCG